ACTAGATGAAGTATAACGAAGAGCTGCAGAAGCTCTACGAAAAAGAGGGTGTGAATCCCGGCGGCGGCTGTCTGACGACGCTGCTTCCGTTCCCGATCATGCTCGGCATTTATTACTCCGTTATTTATCCGCTCTCGAACACCCTGCATATTGCAAAGGACACCATTTCGCAAGCTACGGAATTCGTTTCTAAGATTCCGGGCATTGCGAGCACGAACCAGTATGTAGAGCTTGAGATCGTTAAGAATTTCGACGCACTGAAGGACCACCTGACGATGTTCTCCGCGGACGATGTGCAGAAGATTGAGTTTTTCGGCAAGGGATTCAAATGCTTCGGCCTTGACCTGCTGGGCCTCGGCCTTCTCGGCAAACTTGACGCTTAAGCCGATACCTGCCTTCAAGGGCTGAGTGGCCCGCTCCATAGCGCGCGCGTAGTCGAAGGTCGGCTGGACATTTTCTCCCGGACGCGCAAAAGACTGTTCGCTCTGAGGGTTCGGAGTGTTGTTCTGATAAATGGGTACTTGCATATTTATCTGCCTAGGATCGAGGCCTTGTTGTTGATCGAAAGAGGATTGAAGTTGTAAAGCGGCGTGAAAATCGGCTGAGCCGCAGATACTGCGTCAACTCGAATTCCAGGGTCGGCCGAAGAGATTCCGTCAATACGCAAGCCCGGGTCCGCGGAGGAAATCGCGTCGATCTTCAATCCGGGATCGGCTCCGCTGATGGCGTCAACCTTGAGCGGCGTGTCTTGTGTCGGCTCTTTTGTTTTGCCCTCGGCAAGTTTTCCAAAGGCGTAGGTCATGCCCACCTGAGACAAGCCGTTGAGCGCCGTGGACATGAAGTTCAGGCCCACACTTTGTTTCTTGGCATTAAACATCAGGGCCTGGTTTTTGAAGTCGGTGGCCCGCTGGCGATAGCCCCAGGCCGCGGCATGAGCATCGGTCTCAATGCGATTCTTGTTAATCGTCTTAATGATGTCGGTGGACGCTGTAATCTGCGCCGCGCTCCCGGTACCGATCGCAACACCGTTAGCGGCGAGCGCAGCCTTCTGCCTGGCCTTGACTTGGCCTGCCTGCATCGTTTCGTGCTGGACCTTAGTCTCTGCTGCAAACAAGGTGTACTGCGCCTGCAATTCCATCGTCTTAGCATTTTCCTTGGCGATGTTTGCCTGCGCCTTAGCGATAGCGTTGTTGTAGCGAGTTGTGAAGATCGAACCGACAGCGGAAATACCGGCAGAGATTCCCGTGCCGATCATTGAAGCGGTGTTGAAACCAATAGCCATAAATCCTCCAATAGTGCGCTCAGTCTGACGCCGCCTCAGGCTTTAATGCGCACTATTGTCGGTTAGCTGATTTCTACCGTTGTCGTGATCGAAGTTATCCGGAGCGGGAGCGGCAGAGACTGCCGGATATAGACTTGGCCCTCATCGCTCCACCGAGGCTTCATCCGCAGGTCGTAAATACCGGAGCGCAAGTTTGGTGGGTACCCGGGGAGCTCGGTCGCTCGCGGCTGCATGTGGTACAGCTTTTCAAAAGAGGACCCTGCGGACACTCCGGACGATTCGTTAAGTCGTAAAGTGACCTCGGTAATATTTTTACGGTGAGAAGTACCGTAAGACATATCGTTAAGCTGGAGGTGGATCGGGAGCGTAACCATGTCAGAGTCGTATTGCAGGCCGACGTAAACCGTCGAGGCTGCATCCTCCAACACAACTTTCCCACTGACCACCTTCTGATCCGGTACGACATAACCGTCTGCCAGGATGGAAACAGTCTCGCCTTCCAGCCAGGAGAGTCCGGTGATCGTCTTTGTCGGGTTGCCCTGGTAGAAACCCGCGCAGTCAACGTAACAGGATTCCGCTCTTGAGGGCGACTGCACCTCGTGCATACGCTCGATAAATCGGACCGTCTGCCCGTTGATCCTGCGGCTGGTGACGACATACGGGATGTCCTCGTAGCCCTCGGAGACAACAGTCACGGACTCGAAACTGCCGCGAGTCTCGATTGTTGAGAAGGCTCCGATCTGCTGCTCAGGGATGTAGGTGAAGGCCAACAATACGCCGTCGCTGGAGACTGACCAAATAATCGGATTCGGCGCCTTGGAATAGTCAAGGTCGATCACGGTTTTATGATCGAATAAGTGCGGCGCTCTCAGACACAAGTCCCCGGAAATAAATCCGCCGCGCTCGTACGAGTATCCCATCTCACGAAGGTGACCGCCGCGGGCCGCGGCGTACACGCAGGCCGAATTTACGACCACGGGGTTGACCGAGCTTGCACCCTCTGCGTTCTGCGCCTTAAAGCTGATAGAGTCGGGCGTCAAGGCGTCCGTGTCCGTCGTGCCCACTACCCAGCATCCTGAGGCCGTGAGTAGGATAAGGCGGGACAACGGAACAAGGTGGCGGATACGATTGACGTCTCGGGCGTAGATTCGGGCCGAGATTCGATCGGTCGCCTGCACCGGTAAGTGATACGCCATGGAGTTCTCACTGCCTGCGGCCGTCATCCAAATATATTGCGGCTTGGTACGCGTGCCGGCAAAAATCTTGCGTTGGTCAAAATAAGAAACCGTCCCCGGATATCCGGACGCGATTTCGGAGTCGTACCGCGGCGGTGTGATACCTGAGTCCGGAGAGATTGCATCGTCGATAATCGAGGTCTCGGACGTCTGGCCGATATAGCTGTAGACGCCGCCGACGTTGCGATACACACGATACATAGCAGCGCCCGGGACGGCATTCCAGGTGAGCGTGTTGTAAGCGCCGTCCGCAAAAGGATTACAGTTGATCTCGACGGTGGCCGACAACGGGCTTTCCTCTGAAGCGTCAGCGTTCAAAGCCGTGACACCATACTTCCGCTTAAAAAGCCCTTTATTCTTTTCTTCCACATCCGGACCGATTGTCTGCGTCACGGCCAGGCCCGTAGGTGCTGACAGCGTGGTATTAAAGTTCACGTTCTCCAGGCGCCAGTCAGTCGCGCCGTGGCGCCTCAGAGTTTTGGTCGGATAGTTGATGTGCGCGATCGTAATCACGTCAATACTCTGGACGAAACTCAGCTCGAAAAGATCAGCCTCCTCATACGGAGTCGTGATTTCATACGGAGCATTGCCGGACATCAAAGTTTGCTTATGCGTATGGAAGCGGATGTACTTGTGTCCCACCTCTAAGACCATCGTCTGGTCCAGCGAAAACAAGAACGGGATCAGGCGGCATTTTCTATCCGAGTATTTCGTATGCGCCACGTACTCAAAGCCCGGGCGCCGGAAGACCGGGCCCTGAGGCTCGACGATAAAATTCTTGCACTTGGCCAGGCCCGTCTGATTCTTAGCGTCATCTACACGGGCATACATGGTATTAGAGATTTCGCCGCCGCCGAAAGAGTTTCTAAAGATTCTGACTGCCATTACACGAACCTCGCTCTAAGTTGTGCCGCTAAATACTTCGGGTGCTGGTGCGCGCTCTTCTTTGCGTCGCGCGTCTTGGCCTTGCTCAAGGCGTCTTCCGCATACTTGAGATACTTGTCCGCAGTCTGATTCTTAACCAGGGCGCCGGCAAGGTAGGCCGCCAATCGCATGACGAGGGCCTCAGTGAAGTAGCCCGGAAACATCTGCGGATTGTTCACGTAACGCGTATAGACGATCACGGCGTCCTTAACGTCTGTCAGTAAGAATATGGTGTTTTCGCTTTCGCGATATTCGATCTCGTAGGGCAGTGTAGTCTGCCAGGGTTGGCCGCCTGTGCAGTGAAGCCCCACAACACACATGCAGTCGCTTGGCAAAGAATATCCATAGCTCCACGGGTACATCGTTCTATCAAGCTCCACGTACTGCGGCGGCTTGTAGCGGCTCTGGGCAAAGCTCCAGTTAAATTGCTCCAGCAGGTAACGCAGTGCCATCGGGTAGTAGGCCGCGCACTGCTCGGAGTACTGCGAGCCGTCCGGAGGATCGATAGACGTAATGTTAGAGTCCGCACCGAGCTGAGATAGTGCGGCATTGCAGATTTCGATTTGATTAGCCATAAAAGTAAAGGCGGGTTTTATGCCCGCCTCCTCCGACAAATTTTCGGTTGTTTACTGCTGATTAGCTGTCACCGCCGGCTGCCGCAGTTGCCTTTTCTGTACGGAACTCCCAGCCCTCGCCTTCTTTGACTTGGCCGAGCTTGTAGTCGTTGCCGATCCAGGCCGTGACGGGGCCCGCCGGGACGCTGGCCGGGCGGGCCCCGATCGGCGG